TAAATCAATGATTGAAACGGACGCCACTGGAGCAGTAAAAGAATACTCTAATATGATTCATGATACTCTTACTTGGTTAAAGCCTTTGTTAGACGAATCAAAGAAACATTTTGGTGATAATGCAAAAAATAGTGTAGCAGAGAATACTCCAACTGACAAAACTACTGGGCTGTTTGATCAATTATTAACGACTTTAAAGAATTATTTTGCCACCAATGAAAAAGCAAATGTTGCTGCTGGAAATACTGGCGGCACTGGCGCGGCTCCTGTAGATGTTCCGATTGGATACGCTATGGGAGGTATTGCCTCAGGCCCTACTAGCGGATTTACTACTACTCTGCATGGCACTGAAGCAATTGTTCCTCTTCCAGATGGACGTTCTATACCAGTTGATTTCAATATGGATGAACTAAAATTAGATACTACAACTAGAGATGCAAACGCTGACCATAGAAGCGAATTGATAGATGAAAAGATGTTAGCTACATTGCAATCATTGGTTAATATTCAAGAAGATGGTAATTATTATTCTAAACAAAATGCAGGAATGTCTAATGTCCAAAGTAATTTGTTGAAAAATTTAGTAGATCAAATGACACTCAACAATGAAATGTTGTCTAAGATTTACAAAACGAGTTACTAAAATCATAAATAATAGACACATATAATGGTCCCAAACAATGGCAAAGTGGCAAAAACATTTTAAGTCGGCGAATGTATATGGGTCTGCTAGTCCCATGGCTAGCGCCCAAAAAGCACAACCAGCATATCACAACTATCAAAGTCAGTTGCCTGATGTATATATCGGGCATCCGAACCGTGTTGAACGTTACAATCAGTATGAACAGATGGACGGTGATGCAGAAATCAACGGTTGTTTGGATATTATTGCTGATTTCTCTACTCAACTTAACATAGAAAACAATACCGCATTTAGGGTTGAGTATCATGAAACCCCTACAGATAGTGAAGTTGAAATTATAAAAGGTCAATTGCAACAATGGTATAACATTAATCAATTTGACAAAAGAATTTTTAAAGTATTTCGTAATACTATCAAATATGGCGATCAAGTATTCATTCGTGACCCAGAGACATTTCAACTTAGTTGGGTAGATATGTCCAAAGTTGTAAAGGTCATTGTAAATGAAAGTGAAGGTAAAGAACCAGAACAGTATGTTATTAAAGATATCAACGTCAATTTGCAGAACCTAACGGTTACACAAGTTAATGTCAGTGACGTTGCAACAAATCACCCTCAAGTGGGCGGTCCCAGTGGATCATATAGTCAGCCTAACACCCCATATGCAGGTGGATCACGTTTCGATCATAAGCTTAATGAAGATGCTATTGAAGCTGAACATATCGTCCATTTATCATTGACCGAAGGACTTGATATTAACTGGCCTTTCGGTAATAGCGTTCTAGAAAATATCTTTAAAGTCTTTAAGCAGAAAGAATTGCTTGAAGATGCAATTTTGATCTATCGTATTCAACGCGCCCCAGAACGTAGAGTATTTTATGTCGATGTGGGTGATATGCCTGCTCACTTAGCAATGGCTTTCTTAGAACGAACTAAGAATGAAATTCACCAAAGACGTATTCCATCTCAAACGGGGGGTGGGGCAAACGTTCTAGATGCGTCATATAATCCATTGTCAATGAATGAAGATTTCTTTTTCCCTGTAAATTCAGCAGGTAAAGGCAGTCGAGTAGAAATTCTTCCTGGAGGCCAAAATCTAGGTGAAATTGATGATTTGAAATATTTCAATAATCGTCTAATGAGAGGATTGCGTATTCCTTCATCTTATTTGCCAACAGGCCCAGAAGATGGCACTAACACTGTCAATGACGGTAAAGTTGGTGTAGCATTGATTCAAGAATGGCGTTTCAATCAATATTGTAAGCGTTTGCAGAACATTATCTCTGACGTTCTAGATCGTGAATTTAAAATGTTCTTGCGTTGGAGAGGATTTAACATCGATAGTAGTTTGTTTAAACTTTACTTCAATGAACCTCAGAACTTTTCTAAGAATCGTCAAGCAGAAATTGATAACACCCGTATTTCAACATTTACTCAGTTAGAGGCTATCCCTTATTTGAGCAAGAGATTTTTATTGACTCGTTATCTAGGCTTGACTGAAGAAGAAATGGCTGAAAATGACAAGTTATGGGCCGAAGAGCATGGAACACGCGATGCTGAGGGTGATGAAGAAGATACAAACTTCCGTAGCGCAGGTATTACCCCAGGTGGTATTTCAACTGATCTTGAAGGATTGGGTGGTCTTGAAGGTGATATGGGAATGGAGCCTGGCGGTATTGAGGGTCAAGCAGGTATTGCTACTCCAGGACAACCTGCTGCGCCTAATGCAGCTGGCTCAAGTGGTGCAGGCGGCGGAATTTAAAATATAGGTTTGCCGTAAATAGCTTCTATCTTAAGATGGCCTTCAATATTTCTATAATAGTGAATGCCATCTTTTTCATATTGATCTATAGGAAGATCTAAAATCTCTTCTGCAAATTTACTAGGGACGGGCTTTGCGCCTAGTTTAATTATGGATTGTTCTAGCGGCCCAGAAATTTCTCCCCAATAACCATTGCCATTAATTAGTGTTTCTTTCATGATACGTTTAAGTGCTAATTTGCCTTCAGAAGAACCATTATGAAATACTAATCTTAATTTATTACCTTTAAGGTTTCTGAATAATGCACCTGCTATAATATGATTGTCTTGGCTAACTTCTACTTTCCATTTTCCTGCAGTTTGCAATAAGTTAGAAAGAGATGCACCGTATAAACCTAAATCTTTATAGGTGTGATTAATTAGTTGCCAAATTTCCTCTGCATAGGAATGTTTTTCAGACGTAGAAAGGTCTTTGATAAATTCATTTAGTCGCATAAATATTATTTAGCGGATAAATAATTACATGCGACTTGACGAAATGTTTGACAAAGCTCCACTAGGGTATGCTAATGAGAAAGAAGATAATTCTTCTCTAAAGCTTAACGACCTACGTAAAACCAAATTGACTCTTAGACAAATCAAACGTATGCGAATTATGAATGATATTCGAAAGTTAGAATTAGCTAAGAAAGTCAAAAAAGTTCAGACACAATATGGCGCTTCTGCTGCACAAGGCGGAGAATTAGGCGGTTTGGGCATCTAATTAAAATTTTTTAACGAAAAAACAGGCATAATTGCCTGTTTTTTTATATCTGTATTAAATATTATTGCAAAAGCTGTTTCAAAGGAGAAACGAGTATGAACAATTATGAAAAATTGATTGAATTTATCATCAATGAAGATCATGCAAAAGCAAGCGAACTCTTCCACAAGATCGTTGTAGAAAAGTCTCGTCAAATTTATGAATCTATCATGGATGAAGAAGATTTTGGTGGCGACAAGGTTTCTGGCTTGATGCACGAAATCGAAGCTGACGAAAACGGCATGAATGAAGAAGGTGACGAACTAGGTGACGGCGACGAATTCGCTGGAGATGACTTCGGTGGCGATGAAGAAGGTGATGATTTCGGCGGTGACGAAATGGATCATGACTTTGATGCTGACGGTTCAATGGGCGGCGAAGAAGGCGGCCTAGAAAATCGTGTTGTCGATCTAGAAGATGCGCTTGACGATCTTAAGGCTGAATTTGATCGCTTGATGGGTGGCGAAGAAGAAGGTGGCGACATGAATGGCGAAATGGGCGGAGATATGGGCTCAGACGGCATGGATGGCGAAGAAGGTATGGGCGATGACGATCACGAAGATTTTGGTGATGGTGAAGAAGAACATAGTTTCGAAAGTAAAGAATTTGATTCAGGTTCCGGATCCGGATCAGGTAAAGATTTAGAAGAAGATTTTGAATTCATGCGTGAGTATGTTGAAAAAGTTTCTCTTCCATCTAACAAGTCTGAAGGTCACGAAGTAGGTTCTAAAGGAACTTCAGTTGGTGTGAATAAGAAAGGTATTGTTGCTGGTAAGAATGATATGGGCGGAACTACTGCTAATATCGCTAAGGGTGGCTCTGAAAAAGCACCTGATGGTACTTCACCAAAGACTAATGCTAAGAAGCCAAGTGATTTGCCACATGCAGGTAAATTTGCAAATGTGCCAGGCGGTGACGCAGGCAAGCAATGGTGGGGCAAGGCTAAAGATCCAGGCGATAAGAAAGAGACTGGTAAAGAAGCAGGCAATGGCAAGTCGGTTAAGATCAATAAAGATTCTGAAATCAACGGCAAGGGTCTGAACGGCAACAAGTCTGGCAAGAAATAAGGAAGCATAATGGCTCTACTAAGAGAAAACCTAACGTTTAACGACGCGCAAATCATTACTGAATCTGATAAGGAAGGTAAGCATTTGTATATGAAGGGTATTTTTGTTCAGGGTGGAGTCAGAAACGCTAACAAGCGTGTATATCCAGTACACGAAATTAAAAATGCTGTAGATACTCTTAATGAGTCTCTACGCAAAGATATTCCAGTCCTGGGTGAGTTAGATCACCCAGATGACTTGAAAATCAATTTAGATCGCGTAAGCCATTGTATCACAGAAATGTGGATGGATGGCCCTAACGGTTTCGGTAAGCTTAAGATTGTTGATACCCCAATGGGTAACATTGCAAAGACGCTACTTTCAAGCGGTGTCAAGCTAGGTGTTAGTTCAAGAGGTAGCGGCAATGTAAGCGAATCGACTGGTGATGTTAGCGATTTTGAGATTGTAACAGTTGATATTGTTGCCCAACCCAGCGCGCCCAACGCATATCCAACTGCAATTTATGAAGGTATAATGAACTTGCAGTATGGGCACAGAGTGATTGAGATTGCAAAAGAAGTAAGTGGCGACGCAAAGGCTCAACAATATCTCAAAGAGCAAATGTTGAAACTTATTAGAGAGTTGAAACTCTAATGAAAAATTGTAGTAAATTTAAGGAGAATAGAGTATGAGCACTGATGCATTAAAAGCATTGCTTGACAGTGGAATCATTACTGAGGACACTAAGATCGCTCTATCAGAAGCCTGGGAAGCAAAACTAAACGAAGCTAAGGAACAAGTGCGTGCAGAACTCCGAGAGGAATTTGCGCGTCGCTACGACCACGATAGGTCTGTTATGGTTGAGTCCCTAGATAAAATGGTTACTGAAAGCCTGACTGCCGAAATCAAAGAATTTATGGAAGACAAGCGTGCTCTTGCAGAAGATCGCGTTAAGTTCCGTCGTTCAATGAAAGAAGGTATGGCAAAGTTCGAGAAGTTTATGACTTCCAAGCTTGCTGAAGAAATCAAGGAACTACGTTCTGATAGAAAGGTTCAAAAAGAATCTGTACAAAAGCTTGAAAAGTTTGTTATCAGCAAGCTTTCAGAAGAAATTTCTGAATTTGCAACTGATAAGAAGGAACTTGTTGAGACTAAGGTTAAGCTTGTAGCCCAAGCTAAAGATAAGCTTGATGAAGTTCAAAAGAAATTCGTTAAAAATAGCGCAAAGCTTGTTAAAGAAGCAATTTCTTCAAAATTGGAAGTTGAATTAAACCAATTGAAGGAAGATATTTCTCAAGCGCGTGAAAACATGTTCGGTCGTAAGTTGTTCGAAGCGTTCTCTACTGAGTTTGCCGCAACACATATGAACGAAAATCAAATGATTAATAAAATGCAAAAGCAGCTTACTGAGAAAGACAACCAAATTCTTGAAGCTAAGAAAACTCTTTCTAAGGCTCGCACTATCGTTGAATCCAAAGATACAGAAGCACGTATTATTAAGGATCAGATGAATAGACGCGCTGTTCTAGGTGAAATGCTAGATGTGCTTAACAAAGACAAACGTCAAGTTATGGCACAATTGCTAGAGAATGTGCAGACTGATCGCCTCAAGACTGCATTTGATAAATATCTACCGGCTGTTTTGAACAATACTGCTAAGGTTGAAACTACTTCTGGAAAGAAGAATTTGACTGAAAGTAAGAGTGCAATGACTGGTGATAAAACTGCTAAAAGTAACGCAGAGAATGTCGTGAAAATCGATGAAATCAAGCGTTTAGCAGGGCTTAACTAAAGTAAATGACAATTTAAGGAGAAATTTTAATGTCACAAGAACTACTTGAAAGCCGTTGGGGTGAGACCAAGACAGCCCTGTTGGATGGACTGCAAGGATCTCGTCGTACGGCAATGGCTGCGGTATTGGAAAATACTCGCAAAAACTTGTTGGAAAATGCAACTGCTGGCGGCACTACTGCTGGTAACGTTGCGACTTTAAACCGTGTTATTCTTCCGGTCATTCGTCGTGTGATGCCAACTGTGATCGCTAACGAAATTATTGGTGTTCAGCCAATGACTGGTCCTGTTTCTCAGATCCATACTCTACGTGTTCGTTACGCAGACAATATGACTGATAGCAGCACATTTAACACAAGCACTACAAGCGGTGATGAAGCACTATCACCATTCAAGATTGCTGTTGCATACTCTGGTAGCTCCGCTACTGGTCGTGCTGATTCTACAGCTACACTTGAAGGCGTACCTGGTCGTCGTTTGAACATCCAGATTTTGAAGCAAACTGTTGAAGCTCGCACTCGTAAGCTATCAGCACGTTGGACTTTTGAATCTGCACAAGATGCTCAAGCAATGCACGGTCTTGATATCGAAGCAGAAATCATGGCAGCACTAGCACAAGAAATTACTGTTGAAATCGACCAAGAAATTCTTGGTTCATTGTATGCTCTAGCTTCAACTGAATACACATACGATCAATCAGCAGTTAGCGGTACAGCAACATTCGTTGGTGACGAACATGCAGCATTGGCTGTTCTTATCAACCGTACTGCAAACTTGATCGCTCAACGTACTCGTCGTGGTGCTGGTAACTGGTGTATCGTTTCCCCAGCTGCATTGACTGTATTGCAATCAGCAACAACTTCAGCTTTTGCTCGCACTACTGAAGGAACATTCGAGGCACCTACAAATACCAAATTCGTGGGCACCCTCAACGGAGCAATGCGTGTTTATGTCAATAGCTATGCAAATGACTCAACACCAGTTCTAGTTGGTTACAAGGGTTCGTCTGAGGCCGATGCCGCAGCGTTTTATTGTCCTTACATTCCGTTGATGTCAAGCGGTGTTGTATTGGATCCAAATACGTTCGAACCAGTAATTGGCTTTATGACTCGTTATGGATATGTTGAACTCACAAATACGGCAAGTTCCTTCGGAAATTCGGCTGACTATCTTGGTGAAATCGCAATTACAAATCTTCAGTTTTCTTGATTTTTTGTTTGGTAATATGTTGATTAAAAATGGACACTTCGGTGTCCATTTTTACTAATATAGACTTGCATTTTCGTATAGGCTCTTATATAATGCAAGAATGAACTATGAAAAACATTACAATCTTCTTATAACTCGCGCCCAAAATCGAAAACTTACGGGTTATTCAGAATTACACCATATTATCCCAAAATGTCTAGGTGGAAAAGATGCCGTTACAAATTTGGTTGCACTTACTGCCCCTGAACACTTTTTGGCACATCAACTCTTGGTTAAAATTTATCCAGGCAACAGAGATTTAATTCTAGCTGTTCATATGATGACAGTATCGACTGCAAAGTTTAGCGGCGCCAGATCAAAGAATAAAAGATTCGGATGGATTCGAGAGCTTACTGCAAAAGCACAAGAAGGAACAATATTTACAGAAGAACGAAAAGCTAAAATTAGAAAAGCTAAAGTAGGTTCTACCTTATCCGAAGATCATAAACAAAATATAAGTAAAGGTTTAATCGGAACAACAAAATCTGAAGAAACAAGACTAAAGATAGCAGAAGCAGGTAGAAAATATAGAGAAGAAAATAAAGATAAATTAGCACCGACTCATGAGTGTGAGCATTGCAAGAAACTATTTCATTCATGGAATTTACCTCGACATAAAATTAAGTGTTATGCAAAATTGACTAAAGTAAAACAAAAGCGAATGAGTCCAATCGTACAATGTCCTCATTGTAGGTTAAGTGGCCAACAAAATGTTATGAAGCGCTGGCATTTTGATAAATGCAAGTCCAGAAAGGAGATAGTATGATCTACACTAAAAAATGGTTTGAACAAAATAGACCAGAAATATTTGAATATTGCGAAAAACAATTGCAGCCAGGCCTTTTAAATTCAGATTGCGTTGCTGCAATTGCACCAATAAAATCTGGTAAGAGAGGAATAAGCATTTGTTTCAAAACTCTCACACCCGACGCTGTTCATATATATTTTTCAGCGCTAGATAGGCTAGATGAAAAGGAACAACTCGAAGAGTTAGAGGAAAATGGGTTTGAGGTTTTCCTGTCCCGCGATATTACTGACCTAGAGAATCGGCTTGATGTATTAGATAAACGCAAAAAACCTTTTTATTTGCATTTTAATGAATCTGATTACGGAACTGACTCTGAACAAACTTTTGCAATTAAGGTATATAAGAGACTTCAAAAAGAGCATATAAAAGTATTAGGGTATTCAGCCTCGAACGAAGAAATGTTGTGCAGTGATTTGGACCCATATAAAACTGAATTTGTTCCGCCCGCCTCTTATAGAGGTGCCGCTTGGTTTTTAGCGAACAATTTAGTTGAAGAAGCAGAACAATTTTATGATGATATAGCTAATATCATTACACCACAAGGAAACACTGCTTTAGACGAATTATTCTATTCTAAAGATAAATTCATTGGAGTATTACGTATAACTCAGTTAGGTAAAAAACAACATGCTCTTGAAAAACTGTTATTGGCCTCTTCTAAGAATGCGAAAATTAATTTGAAAATTAAAGTAATTAAAGGTGGTGAAGGATTTGACTGGTCTAAACATTCGTCATACATAAGTAGGATGCGTGAGAGTTATGAGCAAGATACCTCACTGAGGGTATTATTGGTTATAAATCAAACTTGCACAAGATCAACGGAAGTCGGTTTTCACAAAGATATAGTATTTTGGCATGATTGGAAATCGAAATCACCGTATAACACTATCATACAAGCCTCTGGCAGAGTGTTTCACTATCATGAAGTTGGTTATAAGATTAAAGTATATACAGAAGTCCAATCATTTGAACTTGCGGCCGGACAGATATCAGTAAATCAATATAGTGGTAAGCTTAGTAGACGCATGGCCCAAAAAAGGGGAGTGGCGTCGAATAAAAGGTACAAATTTGTAAATATAGGAAATAATTTGACTGACGCTGAAATTCAGCACAAGATAGACATAGAACATAAAAACGAAGGAACTACATCTTACGGGTCCTTCAGCAGGCATAATGCAAGTAAAAATAAGTATGACTACATGGAAAATTGGTTAGATAAGAATATCTCTACTCAACACAACTTCACAGATCAAATTTTAATACTCGATGGTCCTGGAAAACACAAAAACAGTTGGAAAAAATTTGTTTTGAGTGGCAAACACAACAAAGATGACATAATTATTATGGTTAGATTGCCTGACGTTGATAAAAAAGTGAGAGGTCATAAGACTATGAATAATTCTATGTATCAAAATGAAGAATTAAATTTGATAGATTAAAGGAAATTTCAAATGCAATGTAAAATTTGTGGATGTGTTAATATTCAGATAGAATCTGATAAGTTAGAAAACTGTCCTTATTATAATGGTAAAATTTCTGAAGGCAAGCTTAAACCTCTTAATGATGATGAAATTAGATTCATTGAATACAGAGAATGTTTAAGTTGTGGCCTAACATACGGTTGGGATAACGAGAAATAAATCATGTCAGGCAAAACTTGGCGAGAAAAGAAGATAGCCATCCAAAAAGAAATGCAGAAGTATGACAAACACTTTCTTGCCAAAGAATATGCATTTAATTGGAAAGAAAAGCAATATGGTGAAATCACTATGCAAAATTTAGCTGGCGCATATGTTGATTATAGATCATTTCCTGAATGCGTTACGTTTAGAACACATTGGCCTACGCATGATTGTATATTTTTCGATAACGAAAAAGAAATGTTAGTTCATAAAATAAAAAATGATTGATTTCAACAAAGGCGATTTAGTCTATTACGACTTCAAACAAGTTGTAAATGATGACCACCCAGGATTTTTCTGTGTAGTCAGAGGAATTCAGACATACAAAAATATAGAAGATCATATTTTATTAGTATATGAAGATGAGGCAGATATAATCGAAATCAAATTTAGATTTGTTGCAAACCCAGATCATTTGATTAAAGTTGACCCAAACACACCACAAAACAAATTAGCGATACAAATAAAATATGCCTGATATGCTACCAATCGGAACAGTATTGTTCAATAACAAATATAAGAAAATGGGGATGGTCATCGGATATTCATATGAAAAAAATTATTATGATATAGATTCTGACGATGAATGGTTTTGGGCTCCACAAGACGTTGAATTGGTTCCTGAAAAAGAAGCACTCTTTTATGTTATAAAACATGGATAATATGTTACCAATTGGAACTGTCCTGTTTAATACTGAAAAGAAAAAGGTAGGAACGGTCGTAGGTTACTATGAAAGCGATCCTATACATTGGTATGATGTGGATAGTGACGATGACTTTTATTGGATTCCGAATGAAGTAATAGAACTTTCTGAAAACGAATCATTGTTATACAGGATAAAATATGGATGATTATAAACTAAACGGTGTTGCTGTATTGCAAAATTTCTTTAAAGTTCAAGATTTCTTTCATTATGTTCAAAGTCAAATTGATTCAGGACAAGTAGATAATGCCACAGTAAGAGTCTCACGCAGAGAACCCTTTGACTACAATCCAGTAGTTCAAGTTTATGTAGATATAACACAAGCATTTCGAGCTTGGCAGATAACTAAGAGTAACTAATAGATACAAAGTATAGGATTTTTGTAGGATTCTTTTCTTAAATACTTTTACTCAATTTACAATTTAGGAGAGTTAAATGTCTATACTATCAGATATCGAAAAGATTATCAAAGAAGCTGAAGCAAAAATTGTGTGTCTTATGGCGACACAAGTTGGTAACCCTGCACCTGAACCCGCACCACTGGTTAATCCCATCCCTCCGCATGAAGAACCTCCAATAACTTGATTTAAAATCATGTCATAAGCACTGGGCGCTTTTTTGCTCCCAGTGCTCAAGTGCGTAAATATCTGTATGAACAAAATTTACACACAACCAAAAATTATCGAAGCTGCTGGTGCTTTGATCTACTCATTAAAAACAAAACGATTTCTGTGGTTACTAAGATCAGATGAAGGCTCTTATTCTGGGACTTGGGGCCTTGTTGGCGGAAAGAAAGAATCTGGTGAAAACAACATTGAATGTTTAGAACGCGAAATGTATGAGGAAGTTGGGTTTCATGTTTCTTCTAAAAAAATTATTCCTCTAGAAACATATACTTCACCTGATACAAATTTTTTCTATTATACATATATTGTTATCGTAGATGATGAATTCATTCCTGATTTGAATGTAGAACATGATGGATATTGCTGGAGTCCCTTAAAGGCTCATCCACAGCCCTTACATCCTGGACTGTGGAACACGGTTAAAGTTGAGACTATTCAAGACAAGATTAAACTTGTGGAAGAGATTTATTGATTAGAATGTTGCTACTTGGACCCAAGAGCCAAAATTTCCACCTGGGATTGTAGCTACTCGTTTCCATTCGCCGGCAGTATCAGTATATGTTTGAACATAACCTTGACGAGTTGCACCACTATATATAAACGGGAATGTTTTAACTTCCATCGCAAAACCATGACCGGTAGCTCCAGTAGGAATTTCAGCACCAAGATTAGAACACTCATTAACATCACCAATATAAATGCCCGGTATTAAATGAGACGAAAGGGATTCAGTACTAGTTAGTGCCATATATTCTAGTGACAGATTTGTGAGTCCATATGGATATCCATAGGCTGCATTAGGATTAATAGGGGTAGTAGTTTAAACCATGGTTGAGGGCCTGTCACTGACAATGCCACTGATCGCATCCATACTGCGCCTTGTTCTTGATAAAATTGTGTTGTTCCTAATTGAAGCAAAGTGAATCCGTTTGTACCAGTAGCACCTGATGGTGCATCAGTAGGTAATGAAACACCGGGTGCTCCAGTATATACTCTTACTACATTGTCTGGCAATGATGGATCAATAAGACTGCTAAAGGTGGTATTGCCTGGTAAAGTCGTTTGAATTACGTTTGTGCTATCGTACATATATTTTCCTTTAAAAGGAAAAGTATATCACGATTGAATAAAGAAGTAAAGAAAGAGAGGGCTCAGTGAGCCCGCTCTAAACAATTATTACAAATTTAGTTAGATGCTAGTAAATCGAGTGGGGTCGATTGTTTTTTGAGTGTCAATATATTTGTAATATGCTGGACTTGGGTGTATGCCAGCAGAATCGCATGGCGTGCCCAATGCAACACCATTGAAAGTGATGACATTCCAGATGCAACTATTTTGACTAGTCTCAATTACTGAACTATTATCAAAATATCCAACAAGAGGGGAAGGTGTCGTTCTGATCCAATTGTTTAATAAAGTGCGTTGAGAGCTACATGCTGCTGGAGTTTGATTAGCTGTTGTTGCGAAACTATCAGTAGAAGTCGCGACAGGAAGAATGGTACATTGCCAAACTCTCTTTGTTGGAAACATCGCATAGATAGTTTGTAAGTCAGTTTCAATAGCAGAAGCAGTTCTCGCAGCCGCATTTAAGTCATTCACTCCATATTGCACCACAACATCAGTGTGATATGCTTGCTGCCGCGGCCGGAAAGTATTGTTACCTGACTGCACAAAAATATGAGCTTCATCAGTCGGACAGCCCATATTAATGTACGGGCGAGCATGCCCGATTGAACGGACAACTTCGCCTTGTCCCCAACGACCCCAATCAGCTTCACCGACAGCAGAACCGTTAGTTACCCCAGGCGGATTTTGTGCTAATGTTGTCAAGTTCGCATCATTTGTTCCTGCACAACGGGAATCACCTAAACACATTACAGAGGCAACATTCGAAAGACCTAAAATTGCCAATGGAAAACGCAACTGAGCAACGTTAGAGATATAGTTGTTTGTCGTTGGTAATGTGCCACCTATTAGGTATACGTTTGCAGCACTTGTATTTGTTCCTAGTGCAGTGTACCCTACAAATGGAGTATCTGTTGATGGATTATTTGGTCCAGGCGAATAGAATGCAAATGGAAATGATGCTGCTGTGCCTGATGCTAAAGTAGAAACACGACGGATCCAAAATGATGCGCCAGCTGGAATTCGCACTGGTACAGGATCAGATACTACATCAGCACCACCGGCTGGAATATTAATAGAATCTGTTCTAACAGAAGAACTGTTAGCAGTATCCCATGTTACCATGGTAAATTGACCAGCAGGATATTCAATAGAACATTGTTCAATCATTGCCCCGCCAGTGGGAGTTATTTCTCCTGTGTTATTTGCTATCCAATTACCTAATACAATTTGTGGTCCATATACTGTAGGTCCCATGTTGACGTGAAATGTTCTTCCAGCAGCTTGCACAATATTGGTACCGCCAGTCACAGTGCCATAATATGCATTATCGTGCCGGCATCGAGTAGCAATGTTACGAATGGTCCCTACAGCACCGTTAATTTGATCTGGAGATGCCCATTGGGCATCTTCGCGCAAGAAACGATATGTGCCTGCAGTGGCACCTGGATCTGGCGCTGCACCTGCAGCATGACTTGCACCACTGGCTACCATCGGCGACGAACTACCGCCGGATCCAGCAGGACCCACTAGACTAGTTCCAGAGCCCCATGCGCCAGCAGACTTAGCGCCATAAAGCATGTTACCTGCAGTGTCAATATAGAAGTCGCCATTATTACCCACTCCACTGCCAGGAGCACCAGTTCCGTGATTTATGGTATTGCCGTTAGTTCCATTACTACCATTCGATCCAGCTGGCCCTATTAATGATGTGCCAGTCGGCCAAGTGCTTGAACCCTTGGGTCCATAAAGATTGTTTGCAACGGTATCAATATAAAAGTTACCTTGAGCACCAGTGCCACTCGATGGGGCGCCTGCTCCGTATAACACTGTATTGCCACCGCTAGTACCGACGCCATTAATATACAGGTCAGTAAAGTTTGCATCACAGTTAGTAGCTATGGTAGCTAACTGATGCATCAGAGAATTCATTTGATCAGCTTGAGGATTTCCTGTTCCGATGGGCGGAATTGTCCCTAGAGTTGAGTATGTTGGTATTTGTGCCATTTAGTTGGTCCTTAAAAAAGATAGTAACATTATCCCTAATGTTACTATCGAATACTTAATATACAAATTAATAACTAGGATACCACTTTGTAGTACCAGAGTCATAAGTCATTGTTAAGGTCTTGCTAACTACAGCAGTAGATGCTAATGCAATATTTCCTGCAGTAGTAGTTGTAAAAATGCCCTTAGGGATGATTGTAATCTGTCCGCCATTTGTTGCCATAGTTCCTGGGGGTGTTATATTAACAATCGCAGTAGTTCCAGACACGAATAGTAAGTTCGTCGCTGGGGCAATAGTTGTTGCACTTGCGATAGTTGGAGGCGCTACAGTAGTTCCAGAATATAGATCATTAAAGTTGGCAGTAGAGTTTGCAACTAGTGCTGTCAATTGTTGATTAAATGCAATTTGTTGATCAAGCATCGGGCTTCCAGTCCCGTTAGCTACGACTTGAGTTGTGAGTGCTTTTTGTGTCATGGTAGAACCCTCGAAATTAGTAAATGTATTTAGCAAAAAATCTCCAAAAATTGAACACAGGCATATCGATAAATACTTGAATGATGAGAAATAATATATGCCAAAGTTAAGTCTATGGAAACAAGGAGATCATTCTGCGGATTATCGTTTTATCGATAAACAGATAAGAGGTATGCTTACTGCTGGCGGCACCGGATGCTTGATTCATAAGTATTTGGGTCCACAAAACCCAGCCGATCCTACAAACAATCCTTCGGTCCCTACTTATCCCACACAGTCAGAAACAAATATTCAGGATATGCTTTTCTTAGAAAATAGAGATAGAGTCTATGATACAAGCATTTATGATATTCGTGGACATTATAACGTAGCGAACCTAGACTTTGATTTATCGCAATTCGGCTTATTTTTAAGCTCAGATATCATCTTTATTGTGTTTCATATCAATGATATGATCGATATTTTAGGCAGAAAATTGATGGTAGGTGATGTTATCGAATTGCCGCACATTAGAGATTATAATCCACTGAATACTACATTAGATGCCAGCCTGGCTAGATTTTTTGTTATTCAAGATGCTGCAAACGCAAGTGAAGGATTCAGTCAGACTTGGTGGCCACACTTATGGCGCGTCAAATGTGGACCTCTTGTTGATTCCCAAGAATATCAAAGTATTCTAGATCAGATTGCTGCGAGTGATAATGTAACTACACCTGTAGGACAATTAGTAAGCAACTATCAAACACAATTAGGCATTAGTGAAGCAGTGTTAGACGAAGCAGAAACTGATACTCCAATGTCAGGATATAATGTAGATAACATGTATGTACTACCAGTTGTGACGAATTCTCAAGGTGAATATCCTGGCGCGGGTCCAGGCATACAACCTTCTTCAGATGTTAATACAGTTACTTCTGACAATGTTAATTCTGGCGGAGCCAATCACGGATCGAATAGTAATTTCACTATCAATGCTGACCTAGGACCAGACTCCCCTGATGCTAAACAGAAAGCATATCTTGGTGGTGATGGCGTGCCGCCGAATGGATTCCCTGTTGGGGCAGGAATAACCTTCCCAACAAATCCAAATATAGGAGATTTTTTCTTGCGTATAGATTTCTTGCCGAATCGCCTGTTCAGATATAGCGGAACAAGTTGGACTAAAATTGAAGATTCTGTTAGAACAAATTACACTCCAGGTGGAAGCACTAACAATCCTAATAATACACAGCTTGAAGGTTTTTATAGTAATACTGCTACATTTATTGATGATAATAATACGACTCAACCATCACTACAGAGTTTGAGTGGTGCATTGAGACCTGGTGCAGATAACGGAGAGAATCAATAATGTTACGAAATTTTTATTACGATAATCAAATTAGACGCTACTTAGTTCAAATGATGCGGATATTGAATAATTTTCAATTTCAATCATTAGATACCAACGGAAACAAAATACTGAAACAAGTTCCTGTTGTATATGGTGACCCATCTCGCCAAGCTGCTGTTGTCATCGCAAACAATAGTGAAAACACGACACCTACAGTTCCTGTCATTGCTGTTGAGATAGATGATTTGAAGCACGATAGAACACGCATTCAGGATCCATCATTTGTCAATACGATGTCAGTAAGAAATAGACATTATGATCCTTCTACATCACAATATACTATGTCTCAAGGTATGGATTATAATATCGAACGATTAATGCCTGTACCGTACATTTTAACTATGAAAGCTGAAATATGGACTAGCAATACAGATCAAAAGATGCAGTTGCTAGAACAAATCATCCCATTGTTCAATATGTCATTCGATGTTCAATCTACAGATAATTATATTGATTGGACTAGTTTGACGACTATATTTTTAGAAGATAATAGTTGGACTTCTAGAACAGTTCCCGTTGGTACAGACAATCCTATTGATGTAACATCTATGACATTTACTATGCCGATTTGGATTTCTGCACCTGCGAAAGTACAAACGATGGGAGTAATTCAAACAATCATCGCAAGCATTCATGATACAGAAGGGGAATTGTCAGATGAAGCAGTGTTAGCTGGAACATTACTGAGTCGTCAAGTTATCACACCACTAGACTTCAATGTTGTGCTGCTAGGCAATCAACTTACATTGTTTAAACAGGGTGATATTGATTTACAAAAGAATACATTAAATGCTGATACTAAAATTGGCACCCCAGACAACTGGCACAATTTTATTAATATGTATGGGACATTGCGCAACGGCGTGTCTCAGATTAAATTGAGCCAACCCAATGGTAATGCTGACGTCGTGGGCAACATAGTGTATAATCCTCTAGATGATACTACATTGATTTACAACATCATAGAAAATACAGTGCCTACAAACACATTACCACCAGTAAATGCGATTGTAAATCCTCAGGGCAGTGGTCCTGGGATAGGTAACTTTCCAGCAGCAACAACAGGACAAAGTTATTTGTTACTTAATGAATTGGGTGCTTCAGGATCAGCTTATCAAGAAACCGCTTGGGGCGGAGCGATTGCAAATGCAAACGATATTATTACGTACAATGGCACATATTGGATTGTGACATTCAATTCACAAGCAACGTCAGCTACAGAATATGTAACTAATTTGACTACTTCTATTCAATATCGTTGGAATGGTGCAGAATGGTTGAAATCTGTTGATGGATTTTATGCTGCGGGAAATTGGGAAATTATTCTTTGATTTAATTTTGGATTGGTGATATAATTGTTGTTTTACTGAATTGAGATAAAAATGGCAACTGGATTATTAATAGAGTTGGAATCTGAATACGAAAATACAGGCGGCCGCGTCGATGACGATGAATGGTCGCGAGATTCTTCTAGAACAACTAATAATCTCGGAGAAGTTACTGCGCTAGATGCGAAAGAATCTTTGGCATATTCGCTGAAGAATGGAGATTTCCCAAATTGTGATTTGGTTGTGGGCGCAGAGGTCGAACCTGGCGATATAGTCTATATTGTTTGGGCTGAATATACGACAGGTGACTCATTTGGTACTGATTATGGGCAATATGAGCTTATTGCTGCGTTTGTTGATGAAGAAAAAGCAAAGAAGTGCGCAAAAGCTTGTAAAGATTTTGAAGAAAATCAAAACTCAACGTATCTAGACTCAGATAGATACTCCCTAAAAGTTGAGTTAGATAACGGTCAGACTTATACTGTTCATGTGCCCTGGACTGGATATTTTGAAAGTTTGGAACGCGTTCATGTAACGACAAAAACGATCAAAGCAAAATAAAAAAGCGCTCAAATGAGCGCTTTTTCTTTTCTTACAACAAGCTTGCAAAAAGCTGTTCGGGTCTTATTTGTATGCCCTTCGCCAAATTCAAAACCACTGAACTATCAGAATACTATTCTGATATAGATATTTAGCGGTTGTTGCATAAAAACAACGGTTATTGACAAATTATCCAAACTGCTGTACAATATAGTTTCATTCAATGGAGATTTAATATGGCAGGCAAGATTAAGATCGATGGCGCTCGTAAGACAAAGCCCCGCGCAATCCGTTCCTCGCAACACATTGAAGAAAAATATACTGGTCCCGAACCCGAATGGAAAGGGGATGAAAGCTTGACGCTATCGGATGACGAATTCGATAACAAATTGCGTCGCAGCATGAATTATTACAATCATCACTTTACACCGAAAGATTCTCGTAAGCATGTTGTAGAGTGGTTGAAAGGTCGTACTGACGTTGAAGCTGACACTCTTGAAAGCTACCGTAAGACTGCTGAAAGGCTTACGCCGATGACTGTGTGCAGTCTAGTTATGGCATCAAAGAAAAAGATGCCACTTAAAGATCATCATATTGAATTCATTCTCTCGAAAGTGAATGAAGCAATTCGTATGGCTAATGACAAACTTGTTAGCGACGAAGAGGGCCCGATTCTAGAAGATCAATCTAAAGTTAAAAAGGCACCAGTTAAAGTTGCACGTCCATCTGTTCGTGATCGTGTGAATGATATTGTAGATCAACATATTGTATTTTTCGAAGATATGGAAAGTGATTTCTATACGAAAAAGCAATTGAATCCTGATGCATTTGCATATTTTAATGCAAAGAGTTTTCCGAAGCCTGGACTTGCACGTTTCAAGAAAGTATTTGAAACAAAACGCGACGAATTGGTTGAAGCGCAAGAAGGAAAAGATAAGCAACTGAAAGAAGGCTATTCGCAATTTAAGGCAGCAGATTTTAAGAAACGCATTGATTTTTATAATGCAATTTTGAATGATGTTGCTGCATATGACAATGCGAAGAAGGCCGTTCGTAAGCCACGCGTGAAGAAAGCGCCGTCCAAAGATAAGCTTGTTTCTAAAGTGAAGTATTGCAAACAAGATGCAGCATTGAAAATTTCTTCAGTGAATCCGATCAACATTTTGGAATCGAAAGTAGTTTGGGTATATCACACTAAGTATCGCAAAATCGGGTGCTACGTTGCTGATTCAACTGTTGGAACTATGAGCATCAAAGGCACAAGCATCGTTGGCTTTGATGAAGTCAAAAGTGTGTGCAAAACAGTGCGTAAGCCAGAAGTCACTCTTGCTGAATTCATGAAGGCAGGTAAAGTTCAATTGCGTAAATTCATGAGTGGAATCAAAGCAACAGAAGTGAAGCTTACTGGTCGCTTGAGTGAGGATGTGATTATTCTTAAGGTGGAATAATGAATGCGAAGTCTGGTGATACGATTTATTTTGCTAATAAATTCGTTAAAGTGCAATCGTACGTTAAAGAAAGTAATTATTATGAACTAGATGAATGGGTTCATGGTTTAAGATGGTGGATTATTCCGTCACCTATTGTTGTATCACCAGACACACCACAAAACAGATTAGCAATACAACTCAAATATGCCTAAGGATATAAATGGATCAGAATTAAGGGCAGGAGATTCAGTCTTTAATACAAAGACAGGATTTTTTGGAAAAATGCTTCAATGTAGAGATACTGCGGAAGCGCCATATACTATAGTGAGTGTGGAACATGATTTAGATTGCCGTGCGCTAAATCACATTGCTGTTTATCCATGGAGCACTAATCTTACAATTAAACTAGATCCCGACACTCCCGAAAATCGTTTATTTTTAAAGTTAAAATATGCCTGATATGCATCTTCTTAATCCACCAGCAACTGACGAAATTTATTATTTAATTAATAAGTATGACGAATTTTGCAAAATGAAAATTGTAAAAACACTACTGAGTAGTTCTGGAGATTCAATGCTGGTGCATTATCTTTGTGCTTACGGATACGAAGGGGATTTAGATGATGCACCAACGTATGGAACAATAAGTTTGCATCATTGGAATTGTTGGTTACGAGATAGTAAGATGACCAAAATAAATAATCCACAGGAAGAATTAGCATTTATTCTAAAATATGGCTGCAAGTAATGCATGATATCAAAGTAAATTCTATATTTTTTGATTTAGATCGACTAGTGTTTTGCACAGTCTCAGAGATAAAAATGATGTGCAATGACAGGTATATTAATTATATTGGATTGCAACATCCATTGTATCAGTGCGACGTTTTCATATCTGATTGGTCCTTACTTGATAAAAGCAAATTCATTCCTGTTTGTTCTGAAGAAGAAAAACTTGTTATTTCATTAAAATATTTGTGATTATTATGGAATTAAAAATTGGCACGATAGTATTTCATAAAAAACGAAAACAATTTGGTTCTTTGCTCACTAGCTGGGGTCGTGCCGCCCTACAAAATTCGGAAGAATTAATATATGAAGTCGAGGTGGAAGATCATAATCCTGACATACATGGACAATGGTATTTGTCTAATATAGTAATTTTAGAAGAAGATACTCCACAAAAACGATTAGCACTTCAAATAAAATATGCAGACTGAATTTAAAAAATTTGATTTTGTTTATAATAAATTAATTGATTCGTTTGGTATTGTAAGCGAGACAGCTTTTAAACAAACATTAAAAATTGATGTTTATAAACACAACGGTATAGGACCATCATTCATTCGCACTGAATATTGGTTTAAGCATAATACTGTAAAATGCTATGGACCAGACAATCTTAAAAATCGTTTAGCCATCAGGATTAAACATGGACAATGAATTTAAAGTCGGTGCCATTGTTTATCATAAACTTTATCATAAATTCGGAAAGGTAACTTTTTTGGCGGATCGAGGGTTTATTCATGTTAAAGTTACTGACGCACTTGGTTCAAATACTAAGTTGTGGTTAGAAAAAAATATAGTTGCAGTAAATGATGATTCACCCCAAACAAAATTGATGATGGATATTAAATATGGACAATGAATTTAAAAAATTTGATTTTGTCTATGATAAGAGATGGGATCGTTTTGGAATTGTTCGTGAAAATCCTAGAAAAATCATGATGACTGTAGCTGTTGATGTGTATAGCCATAACGGTATTGGACCATCTTTAGTCGGCGTCGAACATTGGTGGAAACACAATACAATTAAATGTCAAGGCCCAGACACCCCACAAAATAGACTAGCGATACAATTAAAATACTCATGACTAAAGATGAAATGCGTTCTATTGAGAAAGGTGATGTGATCTACTATCCGCCTTCAGAAGAATGGTGGCATGTAGTTGGATTCAGAAAAAAATATAAATTCTTTGGAAAGCGATTGGGTGCTAAAGTAGTAGCTGAGAATGGTTTCATGAAAAAATTTGGTGTAGTATGTTACTCTTATTGTATTGAAGATTCCCCACCGGGATTTCTGAATTTTTATAAGCATGGTATTTTACTTAAAGAAGATACTCCAAAACAACGACTAGCAGTGATTCTTAAATATGGAACAAACAGTTACTAACCTACCTATATTTAATATAGGCGATCATCTTTACAACAGAAAATACAATCTAGTTGGCACTGTCAATGATATCAATACGACCTTCTTTGATGATGAAGAAGAAAAATATCATCGGATGTATAATGTAGAATGTGATGACTGTGACTATTGGCTTGCTTCTGATTGTGAAAAGATTACGGAACAAGAATTATTGTTCTACAAATTAAAATTTGGGGATGCTAGACGATGATAGATGAATTTGATAATAGGTATTATCACAAAAGATGGAAGAAATTCGGAACTGCGACAGGAGAATCAGTGATGTATAAGAGTAGGCCATTCTTGGAAATTATTCCAGACTCTGAGTCTGGTGATATAACTAATCTACGTCACAATTATTGGGATTCTAAAAACATTATAAAAGTAGAATCAGAAAAGCACTATCTAGAATTGATTTTGAAATCATGAAAGCGAATGATCAAGTATTTCATAAAAAATCACATTATTTTGGTCGGCTAGTATTTCAACGAAAGGTGTTTGACGATGTTTATTGGATGGTAGAATTTGAGGTTATTGAATTCTCTAAGAGAACGATTAGACGAGAATTTTGGGATATAAAAAATATTATTTTAGTAGAATCAGAACCGCACAAATTATCTCTACTTATAAAATACTCTGACTAACTGGTAAATATCAGTAATCGGAGTATTTTTATGGCACTCAATCCTGTATTTCCCTATAACCCGCCACCACAGCAATATATGGCACCGACATTGCCTGACGCTGAGACACAAAAAAAATTAATTAAAGATTATATTCGCTATAGTCTTGGTGATCAAATGGTCGATATCGATTTAGATAAAGAACACTATGATCTAGCTATTTCTTACGCGATGCAAAAATATCGCCAACGTTCAGCTAACTCAGTAGAAGAAAGCTATGCGTTTATGGAACTAATCAAAGATCAAACAGATTATTATTTGCCGCTTGAAACAATAAGTGTGCGTCAAATTTTGCGTCGCGGTATCGGTAGTGTGACAGGAACAGCAGCATCACAGTTCGAACCATTTGCGTCAGGATATTTGAATACGTATATGCTTACTGCTGGTAAGGTCGGCGGATTAGCTTCATATGAATTATTCTCTGAATATCAATCATTAGCAATGCGTATGTTCGGCGGCCACATTCAATATACATTCGATCCAGTATCAAAAAAACTTGTTATTAGTCGTAAAGTTCCAGACGGCGGCGAGGTAGTATTACTATGGGTTTATAACTATAGAACAGATCAAGCAATTTTGAATAGCTATTCTTCGTTTCCATGGGTGCAAGATTATGCTTACGCTAAAGCTAAATTTATGTTAGGTGAAGCGCGTAGTAAATTCCAAAGTTTGGCTGGACCACAAGGCGGAACTAGTTTGAATGGTGCTGAATTAAAAGCAGAAGCTAAAGAAGAAATGGCTAAATTAGAAGAAGACTTGAAAAACTATCAAGACATGTCAAATGGCAGTATGCCACCGTCGTTTTTAATCGGTTAAATTTAACAGTAGAAATGAAAAAGCGCTCACGTGAGCGCTTTTTGTTTTTGTAATTACGAATATTCATAAACTATTACTATACCTTGTCCACCTGCTCCGCCAGTTTGCGCTGATTGAGAAGCTAACGCGCTAGCACCACTTCCACCTGCTCCATAACCAGATGCAGCTATACCAGTGGTAGTGCTAGCTACTGTAGAACCACCCGATCCAAATAGTGATGTTGCGCCGCCGCCAGATGAAGATCCTGTTGCAGTATTAGCAAGAACTACCATGGCCATGCTTCCAATTCCACCGCGGAACGTAGTTATAGTTGTTGCAACTCCGCCGGATATAGTAGCAGCAGTTGCTAATGCACCAGTGCCTACTAATTGAACTGTAGTTAGATTGGCACCTACTAGGCCTGCAGTGCCTCCAGGACAAGACACAAAAGTTCCGAAACTTGATGTATTTCCTGCTGTTCCAGCCGCACCAGACACTCCAGCCGCAGATGCAGCAACAGTTACAGTTGTTCCAGAAAATCCACTCGTGATTAAGCATTTTGCATAAGTACCCGCACCACCGCCCCCACCAACTGACGAGGAACTTGCAGATGTTGCTGGAGTGCCACCTCCAGCTGCACCACCACCTTGAACTTCTACTACAATTTTATTTGTACCAGCAGTAGCTGTATATGTTGGAGTACCAGGGGTAGAGAATACTTGTACATTTAATAAACGACCACTAAATCCTGTCAGCGTGCCAGTTGCAGTCAAGTTTGTGACTGTAGCTGCTTCTGGTGTGATACTACCGATAACAAAGCTATCTAATGTTGCTGCACCTGTCGTTCCTACTAGGGCTGGCGCAGTTAATGTTCCAGTCATTGTGTCACCAGCTAACTTGACGTGATTAATCCAACCGATGCCGTTGTAATTTTCAAATCTACTTGTAGTAGTATTGAAACGAATCATACCTTGGGATGCTGGTGATGGTTGCTGTCCTGTGTTTCCTACAGGAATTTGTATAGCACCGGAGCTATCAAGAATTAAATTCCCAGCAGAAGTTAAACGCATTTGCTCAGATGGAGTATTCGAGCCACTTGCAGTAACTTGGAATGCAATTGCTGTTGGAGTAGATGCATTAGTAAAGCCACCTTCAGATACAAAATTGATTTGACCTGAGGAAGATGCATTAAATTGTGTTGTTCCATAACCATAAGCTGATATTTGACCAACTATGTCACTAGTCTGTATTGCAGTTGGTGCAGAACCAATTCCTCTACTTCCGCGCAATGCTATTGCGGACATTGTTCCGCCTGCATTGACAAATGAATCCATCGTAAGAATTGATTGATTAGTATCAAGATTGATAGCGCGAATCATTGTGCCCGCAGGCGCACCTGGTAATGATCCTACACCGACTAAGTTTGAATCGAAAACACCAGACTGTCCAGAAACGAACCCATTATTCATAACAACTAAACCAGTGAACGTGTCACCAGCTTTATTAATTGGGGTATACCCTAGTGCGCCAGTTACATCTGCTGAGAGTAAATTCACTGCACCAGATCGATTATTGAATGTATTAACTACGTTTGTGGAATAATTTGTTGTGTATAAATCAGTGAAGTTCGCATTGATTTTCTGCATAGCAGAAAGAAGCGTATCCCCTGTTCCATCATTTGGATTTGTTCCAGTATTGATTACTTGTTTTGTCATATCGTTTCCGAAATATATGTGTATATTTATATGTTTTACAAATGAAAAAAGCGAGTCTAGGACTCGCTTTTTTGTACATCAGATGAAACGATTAGACTGATTGAATAAATGCTTGGCCTAATGTCTGTACACCTTGTGTATTCGGACCATTTGCAGTACCAGTACCAGTTAATTCAGTTCCGGTAAGTTCCCACTTGTAACGGTTGCCAGCAAAAGTTTCAACAGTACGATTGTTTAGCTTTCTTGCATATTGTGTAGGACCAAATGATAATGCTGTGACGGTTGGAATGCTAGTATATCCAACACCATTTAATACCATTGTCAATGGAGTCTGGATTGCTCCGCCAACCACAGTTGCAGTTGCAGTTGCTTGAGTAGTATAACCACCACCATTGAATACTACTTCAGTATTTGCACCATAACCAGTATTAGTTCCACCTACAGTAACAGACTTAACATCATATTTCAAATTGAATGTTGCACTTGGAGTTGCGCCAGGAGTAGTTGCATCAGTTACAGAGACTGGATTGACTGGTAGGGCAGTATATGAGCCCTTAGTAGTTAAAGTAAATGTAGCTACACCACCTGCAGATACGGTATTAACTGTAAT